CCTTTTGAAGTTAGAGAACCATCTGGATTTTGATAATTGCGTACTCCCCATTTTTGTCCTCGTATACCAAAATGTACTAGTATCTTATTCATTATTTCATTCTAACCTCCGATTCCTTTCTTCGCCAAATATGATTTTACTAATGCAGCACCGGCAGCTCCTGCCGCAGCGCCAGCAAAAGCGGCTCCGGTTTTTGATAAGAACTCCTTAGCAGCAAGCCTTCCTGGGACAATATCTTCTTCTACCAAAGTTTTAAGCTTCTTTTCCATCTGCATTCTATTAACTGCTCGCTTTATATCAGAATCAGGCATAGTTCTTCGATTTTTGTGCATTTTCGCGCGATCTCTTCGAACTTTTGTATCTGCAGAGGGTCCTTTTCTAACACCCCATCGCATCCCCCGAACACCAAAATGCGCGAGTTCTTCTAGAGAATATACTTCAGTTTTTTCTAAAATATCCTCTGGGCTAACCTTCGTATTCGTTTTCATCTTGGTCGTCTCCATCTTCATCGGACATAGTAACAAACGCGACTTCTTCATCTTTAATATCAAGAAAATCTTCGGGTATCTTCATATTTTTAACGAATCCATCATCGCCCCATTCAACATCCATTTTCCATGATATATCAGCATGTTCAAGAATATCGGAGTGCTTTACATAATCTCTTCCATTGGTTATAATAAATTCTGGAACAAAATCATTATATCCTTGAACCGCAGTAATTTTATAATTTGTTCCATCTAAATTGGTCTTAGCGACATCATTAAGCATTTTTTCCATTCTAGAAGTTAACATTTTTGTATATGCTTCATTTCTGGCTCTGTTCTGTTGCCTTCCTTCTTTAGAAAATATCGTTTTTAATGGCTGTTTTCCATATTTTGCTGTAAACTCTCTTTCATGTGCAGCAAGTTCTGCATCCGATCTTCTAGCAAAATCAGTAACAATTTTTCCTCTTATGGCTTTCATTTCTTTTTTAGCGGCTTTCTTCAAACTTTTTTCGTCGTCTACTTGATTTTTTTTCTTTACACTTTCTACAAATTTCTTATCTAAGGCTTTTTGATGAGCAGAACGAAAACCAGTGCCCTTTTCAATTGCCGCTACTCTTTTATTATCAAGCTTTTTTTGATGAGCAGAACTCGAACCATCAGAACCACGATCTTTACGAACTCCCCACCGCATTCCCATAACACCAAAATGCGCAAGTTCTTCTGGGGAATATACCTCAATATTTGCATTTGCCCTTCGCAATGCAGAACTATCAAATGACTTGTCTTCTTTTTTTACTGTTTTAATTATCTTATTCATTATTCCTCCATTAAATTATTCAAATGCTTCTTTATTTACTTTATATGCCACATATGCATCTAATAATGCTGCAACAGAGTCTATCTTTTCGGCATACCTTTTCTTCAAAAGTTTCCGATTACCATTTGTATCTTCCATCGTAATACAATTGCCCATTGTAAAGGAAAACAATTCTTGATCAAATATAATCATTCTTTCTTCACTTAACTTCTTCATTTCACCAAGTGGAACTGATTCGGTCTTTGCTCCTTGTATTACTTTTTCAATACCATATGGGCCATTTTCTTTCTCCCATCGTTCAATAAATTCTCTTGCATTATAGGGATCAAAACCAAAGCAGCGAACATCATACTGAGACTCTTCAATTAATCTATCAAGATCATCATAGACATCCATCATATCTAACACGGCTCCGTCAAGAACCATTAAAGATCCTTCATCTATAAATTCATCATACTTAACCCGCATGGCCCCAGGGAGTCTCATTAATGTTAGATTTGAAATATAGCATCGAGTTTTTACTCCAAATTCCCCTCTAGGAAGCGGGAACAGAAATGTAAATGCACAGAAGTCATCTCCTTGTGATAGATCTGCACCAAGAGCGCATGGCATGGACCAAAAATCTCTTTTTCTATGAGGAAGAGTTTCTTCATAAGTAAAGAAATAAGTATAACCTTCCATCGGTATTCCAAACCTTTTTGCTAGAATATCGTTTCTCGTTGCTGGAGCTTTTTCAGCTCTTTCCACATCCAATTGGTACGCCTCATATGTAACGGTCTTTCCAAGATTAGGATTTGCCTTTAACCACATGTCTGGATTACCAACTTCTTCAATATCATCAAGTCGATAATACCAAATAGATACATGAGGATTAATATAATCGCCTTTTAAAATGTCCATTAGTTCCATTTTGATTGTGTCGCCGCTATTGTTTCGGACTGTTCCTTCTGAACTAACTGCTACAATAAGATAGTCATCCAATTTGCTTGCGCCCTGTTCAATCGCGCCGACAACATCTTCTCTGATGTCTCCAGAGAGCCATTCGTCAATTGTGGTTATCTTCGGACGCAAACCCTGTAGTTTATCAATAGACATCGGGCGAACCTCAAGCAAGGATCCAGTTAAAAAGTTTTCAATACCTTTCTTTGTCGGGGCCAATTTCTGTCTGTTTGCTCTACTACCGGTCGTGTTCTGTATCGAACCTTCTGTAAGAAACTTAAATAGTGGGCCTCTAGCTATTGTAATTGCGGTTCTAATTGGAGATAGAACTTCTTCACTTTGCTTCATTGTCGGGGCAGTTGCTATTTGGTGTGTTGTGGCCGTATCAACATTTAAAAAGTAATTATGTATAAAGCTTGCGTAGATTGATTTTGCTGCTCCACGAGCAATTATTAGATACTGTTTATTTATCAGTCTTTTCTTAATTTTTCGTGGAACGTAATGGCCGCCTCTTCCTTCTGGATCGGGTTCGTACACACTTCTTTCAATAAAATAATACCATCCAAAAATCTGTTCGGCCCAAAGTTTAAATGTATCGAGTAGATGTAAATCAGATCCATCGGTTAATGTTAACTCCATTTCACAGAAATCAACAAATCCATCGAAAGCCTCATCAT